TTCCCAGCGATAAACGTAAGCAGGCAGAGAGGCCAGGCCGCTTGATATGGCATTGACACAGGCTAAGACGGTGCTCAAGTTCTCAGCCATGCGCGCATTAACCAGGGTGCCCGTGCCGGTGCTCAACCCTGAAAGAGCACCCCAGGACGGATCAACCGCCCGCTTTTCCGGCTTTTTCTTGAATGGCCACCACATTAGACCGTCTCCAAATACCGGAGCGCCGCCGCCAGGCGTGGGGGAAGCTTAGACCGGGCCTGAACCATGGTTCCGGCATAGGCAGGCCAGGCAGAGACTACGGAAATTTCCCGCAAATCCACGTCCAGGAGTTCCCGCCTATCGCCCCGCCAGCGTTCGCCGTCCTTGCCCACCAGGAAGCCAAAGGACATTCCCCCCAGGTCCCCCCGTTCGGCCAGGGTAAGCACATCCCGGCCCACCTGGGTATCAGGCAGGGAGATTTCAAAGGCAAGGCCCCTGCTATCCTCCGCCAGCTTCAGGGTGCCACTTTTGGTTCGGGCCAGGACCTTGGCCGGGTCATGATCTGCCAGGGCCAGAATGTCGCTCCCGGCCCCCAGGCTTTTCGAGAAAGCCCCTGGCCGGATGATTTCGGTAAAATCGGCAATCCAGGCTTCATTATTGAAAATGGCCGCATAACCCAGGAGCTTCCGCCCCTGGGTCCGCAGTTCAATCCCGGTTCGTCTTTCCAGAGTCGGTTCCATGGCTTAAGAAGCGAGAATGTCTTTAATCGCCGCAAAGCTCTCCGCATGGCGAACCGCAAGGTCCATGGTCAGCATACCGCGTACCTGGACATTGCCCTTGCTGTAGGCGGTCGATTCATAGGGGTTGACCAGCAGATCAAACTCTGACCAGTAACCCAAAATCAGGTCAGTGAAGTCGCCGAAAATCAGGGCGGAGCATACATTTTGTGAGGTGCCCTTATCCAGGTCGGCGGGAACCAGGTTGCTAAACGCCCTGGGGTAGCTCTGAAAAACCGTTTCCAGGCCGATGTAGCTCCCATCACCGTCTTTCAGCTTGGCCGCGGATTTCTTGACCTTGAAGTTGGTCAAAAATGCCTGGCCCATGGCGTTGTCAATTTCAACCTCGCCAATGAGGTCGATAACATTATCCGCGGTCAGGCTGCCGCCATTGTCTCCCAGGGCCACGTTGCCGATGCCAGAGGTTACAAGGATTCCGTCCGGCTCGTTATTCCCGCCGCCCAGGATGGCCACGCGGTCAACTGCTTCGGCCAGGACTCCGGCAAAGTCGCCCCGCACAAGCTGCTCAACATCGGGAGAGGTTTGAAGCAGCATGTTCCGGGAAAACTCGGTAAGGCACCCGGCGTGTTTCGGGGTAAGGGAGACTTTGGTAAATTCCAGGTCCGCAGCATTGAGCGCCGCGTTTTCGCCAACCCAACCGGAAGTCGCAGAGGTCTTCATCTTGGGAATGTCCACGTTCCCCACCAGGCCGGTAATTACCCTGGCCCCCAAGCGCCGCATTACCAGAGCCGCCCGGAGCGCGTCAATATAGAGGTCCCCCCGATGGTCGGTGGCAACGAGGTTGCTTCCAGGGCCAGTCACAGGAAGGCCCGTGGTCAGGACGCGCCGCTCGAATACCTGAATAGGACAGGTGATCCCCTGGGCCTTCCGCCCGGAGCGCCGTTGCAGTTCGGCGGAAATCTCCCGTTCCCGGCCCGAATCCACTTGACCGGCCAGGTCCGGCACCTGGGAAGCAATGGCCCGGATCAGGGAGAAGCGCCGCAGTTCATCATCAAGCCGGTTGTCCCCGGTCACAGGCTGGCCCTGCATCCGGCGTTCGGCCTCATCAATGAAGGTCTGGCGCTCAATGCGCTTTTCCACTCCGGCCAACTCGGTTTTCAGAGCATCGAACCGGGTGCTCTGTTCTTCCGAGAGGTCCCCGCCCGCGCCCTGGGGTTTCTCGGTAATGCCCCGCATTTCCGTTACAATGCGACCCCGCTGTTCCAGTAGGTTTTTCATAACAACTTCTCCTTACTGTTTTTAATAGCGTGCTATTTTTTCCTTATTATCTTTGAGAACAAGCTTTCCATCCTCAATATCCCGTTTAAGTTCCAAGAGCCTATTTTCTTCGTCTTGTGTAGGCTCTCTACCCTCTTGTTTTAACTTCTGCTCAAGCTCTTCAAGTTCTATTACTGATTCTGAAAATTTCTTTTGCCAGAACCTTTGTATCTCAAGCTCGAATGCCAAGCCATCATCATCTTGTTCTTCAGATTCACCAGATTCAGCAAGAATCTTGCTAAGTTCTTCCCCCACCATTTCAATAATGAAATCTACGTTCAGGGAAATAAAACCAGGAATATCTTTAAGAAAAGAAATGTCTATTGGATTCCCTGAGACATCTTTTTCGTAAATGGGATTCATTAATAATTCACCGGCGGCATTTGGCATAAAATAAATAGTCAGTTCCCCCATATTTCTATGCACTGGCAGGCCAATAGCTTTGTTTTTCGTTCGGTCCCGAAAGAAATGAAGAAGGTTAGAGGCAACCCCGACCGGAATTTTTAAGTTTGTCATATACATGAGTGCGGCAATCTGAACAGCATCCGTCATGCTGTAAAGCCGTCTTTTGCCGCTCCCCGGCGAGTGCTCGCTTAGCTTAGGAAGAAGTTCGCGCTTAACCCAATTATTGAGGGTTATGTGCGACAAGCCTTCCTGTCCCGCCGCCCTAAATGGGGCATTAATTGCCTTCAGCATATCAACTTGCGTGAATTGCTGTCTAAGCACGTTGATTGTATATTCAGCCATTGGATACACTCCCCTTAATAGTCTGGTGAAATATTCACATGACTAATTATAAAAAGCAAGGGGAAAATCGCCTTCGATTAAAAATATTTTCTGCTATGGCCTTGACACCCTCCCCCCACCTATGGCATGGTGGTTACTGTCGAAACACAAGCCGGAGGCCCCCGGAGATGTGGCCGTTTTTGTTTTCCCCAAAAGTCAATTTGCCCGAGTGTCCCGGTTTCCGTGAGGGCCGGGGGGTCTCTTGTGACCTCGACAGCGCTCGGGCTTTCTTTTTTGGGAGGTGGGCCATGGCTAAAGAAGTTGATGACAAAACCTTTTATACGGACCTTCAAGAGGAAATTATTTATGATGCATTAGGACCTTTTAGGTCTCTCATTTCCCTCGCTAATGATATAGGCGAGGATATGTATGACTTCCATGACATGATGGAAATTGTCTTGGAAAAAGTTGAACGAAACATAGAGGCACTGTTTAAATTGGTTGATAAACAAATAGGGGTTATTCAGATTCAAGGTACGAAGTGTGGTGAATTTGTTGACTTTGAAGGTAAAAGGTATGGTCATACCAACCACACTGAACGGTTTAAGGCTTTTATAACCCCAGCGGAAGAAAGCCAGGCGTAAAGGTAAGTTGTTTGAAGGGGGAAGGGTTATGGCCCTTCCCCCCCACCTTAATTATGTCGAAAGTACCAAAGGCCGGTCAAAATCATACTCCACCGGCTCCGGTTCCCGCGAATAAAGCCCCACGGCCATGCACAGCGCCACCAGGCCGTCAACTTTGTCCCGGCTGCGGTCCTTGGCAATCTTCCGCGCGCCCGCGGGGTCCTGTACCACCACGGCGTTGCTGACATTCCAGATCATCACAGGGTGCCCCCCATGCCGGAGCTTGCCGTCCAGTATGAGGGCTTCCATCGCGTCAACCGCTGGCCCCATGTCCTTGAAGCCCTGGCCCCAGGGGGTGAAGGGAATTTCAATCCCTTCATCACTCATAATCTTCTGCAAGTCCTCCATCCGCCAGCGGTCATAAGCCACGCCCTTGAGGTCGTAAATGCTGGCAATCTCGGCCAGGCGGAAAACTACCGCCCTTTTATCAATGGCCCGGCCCGGAAGGGCTTCGATAAATCCCTGATTTATCCAGGCCCAGTAAGGCACGCGGTCTTTGTCCTCCCTTTCGGCCAAACGGTCCCCAGGAATCCAGAAAAAGGGCAGAACGGCCCCGGCGTCATGGGGAAAGTAGAGCACAAGAGCGGTTAAGTCCCGAGTAGATGATAGGTCCAGGCCCGCCCAGCATGGCCGGCCCTCAAGCTCAATCCGGTCCACCCCGCCGGCGCAGGCTTCCCAATCTGCCGAACCGATGAAACGCTGGTCAGCCTCCACCCGCTGATTGAGATAGAGAGAGCGGAAGGTTGCTTCTTTGGCCGGAATGCGTTTGGCCTGTTCTGCAAATTGCCGCATTTCCTCCAGGCTGCGGAAATCATTCAAAGCCGGGTTGCAGGAGAACCAGGTTTCTTCATCCCAGGGGTCCATTTCCTCTGGGGCCATATAGATGGTTGCATGAAAGCTCGGGTCAGGGGGGAGCGTGCCCTCCTTGAGTTTCACCCCATAATCCACAAGCTCTGTCATGATATGGTGGGGATCGCTGCTTTGCGTGCTGATGACCACCATGAGGGGTTCGGCCCGTGCCCCGGTGCCCGTGGTCAGGTTGTCGTAAAGATGCCGGTTCGGGGCCTGGGCCAATTCGTCATAAACCATGAAGGAAGGGGATAAGCCATGCGCCTTCCTAGCATCAGAGGAAAGGGCTTGATACGTGGATCCGGTCAGCAGATCCTCAATGGTCTTGGAAAAGCTCTTGATATTGCACCTGACCGCAAATTCAGGAATAGCGAGAATGATTGCTTCAAGTTCACGAAAAATTATCGCGGCCTGGTCGCGGTCGCTTGCCGCACTGAATACTTGCCCCCGGGGTTCAGCTTCCGGGCCGATAAGGTGACACAGAGCGAGCGCGGCCGCCAATGCGGTTTTCCCCTGCTTCCTGGGCATGGTAATCAATGCCGTGCGGACTATGCGCCGTTTTTTTCGGTCGGTTCGATATATGGCCCTGATTATGTCCTTCTGCCAGGGCCGAAGCTGCAAAGGGTTTCCGGCGTGCATTCCGCTGGTGATGGGAAGGCGCTCGATGAAGGCGATTACCCTCTGAGCACGGGATAAGCCCTTCTTTTCCCAGGGCAAATCATTTTTTATGGGCACCTGGGCGGATTCAAACAGCGGCAAGGCTCCCACAGACCGAAACTTGGCCTCATTGATTGCCGCCTTTACGGTTCCGGTCTTAGGTCCCCGTTTTCCCATAAACTAACTCTACGCGAAGGGGGCGGGCGGTCTTTTGGCCGTCAGCCCTGAGCGATTTTTTATTTGTTCCACCAGTGGTTAGGGTCAAACGGTCTGCCTTGCTCATCGCAGCCCTTGCGCTGCC